AAACTCTTTAGCCATATCAAAGTATGGTTTCATTTCCTTTTGTGTGGTGAATGTATTGGACACCACTACACCATAACCTTTGGTCAATTTTTCACGTACACTATCTTGGCACCATTGGTGTGCATCTTTGATACGTGACATATCAAACTTGTATTCACCATCAACCATCCAATATTGGTCAGTTTCAAGATGGTTATAGTATTCAATTGCAGCAATCTTGGCTGCCAGTGTGGACTTACCTGAACCAGGCATACCACGTACAAGAATTAAACGAGACATTATAGTTTCTCCATAACAATCTTATCACCTTCATCCTCACCAAAGGAGATGTTATCGTGATGGAATTTAATCAAACCTTTACGGAACAATTGCTCACCCACAAGTAAGACAATCAATCTATTGATACGGTCATACAATTCATCTAGGTTCGGTGCAGGTGCAACACCTTCAGCACGTGCAAGCATTTCAACAATCAGAATCAAATCTTCAAAGTTGTTTGAATCACCACTATCAGCAACATTCACCAACATGGTGAGGTCCGAATCCGATAGGCTCTTGAACCATTCACCAATTCTCATGTATGGATTTTCCATAATACGTGCAGCGAGCAACTTGGTTACGGCCAATGAATTTTTACACTTAACTACCTCACTGTAATTTACTGTAAAACCATCTTCACCAAAAATATCTTCTTCCATATATCACCATTGGCTATCATAAAATTTTATAATATAAGATGCAATATCTCGCTTGCCTTGTTCACCTGAATAATAGATTTCATTCGGTGTTTTACCATCAAAGGCTTTGTTACCTGAATGCCACCATTGGTCTACAAGTTGACCGCTACCCAACAAACCGAAAAGAATTCGGTTTAATTGGGATTTTACATATATTTGTTGCATATTACCTCATCAACCGCAAATGGTGTACTCAGCAAGATTACGCCAATTGCTACCTGCATTAGCACGGATTTTTGTTACCTGAATCAATGTACGCAGCGACAACTCTTTGACCTTGTCCTGCAACAGGTCAACCAGCGTGATAGCATCTACCTTATGTTGCTTGTCGGCTTCAGGCATGAATTCACCTGATTCCATAATATGGCGCATACGTTCGATTTTCTGTTTGGTGGTCATGGACAAGTCCACGGCCATCGAGCGGGTGATAATCGCCTGGTCAATTTGAGAGGATGACAAGTTAGAGATAAAAACCACACGGCCTTTGAATTCAAAGGATGTCGGCAGGTCCTCATCACGGATATCCGCACGCCAGCTGATGATACGGCGAGAATAGGAATCAAGGGCGCCTTTGAGTAGGTTCAGGGACACGGGATCCTTGAGTACGGAATCGCAATCATCGAACACCAACACACCGTCCTTGTTCTCATACAGCAGGCGGTACAGACCTTTAGGTGTGGAGTAACCCTTGATAACACGGTAGGACTTGGTGGTATTGATACGTGCACCAATCTCCAGTGCATCGAGCGTGGTGATATCTTTGAAACCGTTGGCATCAAGCGCCTTGGCAACGGTATAGGACTTACCAAGACCGCCAGGACCAGTCACCACAACGGATGATTGTGCGTTATTGGCCAACATGGTCACCATGTCGGTAACGAAACCAAAACGCTCATTGATAGAGAATCGGGACTCTTGGACAGGCGTGGACACTTCCTTGGTGGATGCCATGCCAGCTTTCTTGAGCACGTAATCCATGTGCGCCTTGCTGGTACGCTTGACCAGCTTGCCGTTGATAACTGCTTGGTACTTGCCGTTTACGAATGTCACTTGTGTCATGTGTGTGTCCTAATCAATCAATACAAGTATTCTATCACAGCCACGAAAAAAGGCAATATACTACTTTAGTACTCAGTTTTGTGGCTGGAGTACTAAAGTTTTAATGTTGCTTTTATGCAACAGTCCAGTTCATTTTATCCATGATATCCAAGGATTCCGAACCATCATACTCATCCACACGGAATTTTGTACCAACAGGAACCCATCGAACGGATAGACCGTCCACACCGCCTAGGTATGCATCTGGATACTTGGATGATGACAATGCCACAATGTCATCTTCACCGGCACCATTCAACACCAGGTCAGCAATCTCCGGGTCGAACAGCATTTCTGGGTATTCATGGTTCCATGTGGACCATCCGGCACCAAAGCCACGGGATACCAACACAGCAACCATTTCATCTTTAACAAGTTTTTTCATTTCAAATCTTCTAAAAATCCAATGTATTCAAAAAATTGGTCATTGGATGTTTTGCGGGTCAATTCATGCAATTCATCACAAGCATTCAAATACAAAAATTGTGTATACATGGCCAATTTGTAGTTTTCATCCTTCAAATTTTGCATAACCATTTTCAACGTCTGAGCACACTCATACTCAGCCATCACCAGTTTTTCAATCGTATCAGTCATTGGTTTCTCCTCTAGTTACACCGTACATTAATTGCATTGCATCATAAACACAATCATCAACAGGATCATGCTTGGTAATATCCAAGAATGAATCAAAGCCATCATAATCAACATCAATATATCCTCTGTCAGTAGTATATAACAAATCAATAGCAGTTCTTACATCACGCCATCGAGCATACGGAAAGATTGGATCCAATCCAATAGATTCTTCAATGTCATCCATAACCAATTGGTCCAGGTTGCCACGTGCCCATACCCACGACCTTGGTTCATTGAATTGCTTGACCCATTCACGCATTGCTTCGTAACCATCCTCAAAGATAACATCATTGGATGATGGCGTGAATGATTTTCTCCGTACATTCTCGCATTGCTTGTTCCACCATTCCATTGTGGTCTTACCAACCACACGGTTCAGCCGTTGCACTTGGTCTTTCACTTTGAATTTAGCAAAGAATGCATTGGCTTTCAGGTCATGGTGTGAAGGCTTGGCAGTAGGGTCAAAGTGCACACAGGCCATTGATAGAATCACCGAATGTGATTGCTTACCAAGTGTCTCCACATCAAATACAAACATTAATCATCTCCATCGGTACGAATCATGCAATTACCAAAACGAATCACACCGTCCCAATCGGGGTCACCACGACCACCATTGGTGATAAAATCAACACCCCAGTCCGTTACATTGCCAAGGTCCTCAATGTTATCATACTTTTCAGCTTTGATATCATCAATTTTAATGCAACCAATCAGACCAGCATCAACCGAATACTCACGGCCATATTGGTCAAAATATAAACCATCACCCCATTTGGTGCCATAGGTTGCAAATCGGCGACCATCTTTGAATGTAAATTCACCATCAATGCATTGGTTGCCCTTGATTGTGATAGAGCAAAACTCATCCCATTCCTCATCGGTCATCACGTAGCACAGGTCACCAATGTAATATCGTCCAGCAGGCATTGTCATATCAGGCTCATTTCATATCAAATAATTCACCAGCGGTTGGTGTATACAACCTCTCGGTCAATTTCAGATGTTGCCGTACATCACCAAGTTGGCCAACATTCTCCGCTGAATAGGATGCAAACTGCAAACATTGGTGTGGTGTATACTGGTGTCCCTGCAACAGGTGCAACATATATTCCCACGACATATTGCCGTTCATGCTTCCTCCTCTTCCACACTCATGCACCAATTCTCAAAATCCAACCAAGAACCGGTGAATAGGTGTTCTTTGCGCCAACCATACACGGTGATACGGTCGGAATATACATGGTACTCATATTCTTGACCACAATCAATTGAGGTTGTGGGATACAGGTAGAAACCACCAACACCAACTTTGAAATGTGCAATCATTTGTGCAGCAATGCAACCCATGCCATTGGCCAATTTCCTTGAATCACCAACGGGAATGCCATTCACAACAGCATCAAATGAATTCAAAAATTTGGCCAATTCAAGGCCATGGCCTTCACGATAACCATCAAATTGACGGTACATATTGACAATGGCTTCAGGCGTTTCACCATCATAGTGGTCGGTGTATACAAAGGTGAGGCTACGTGTTCCCATTTAGTTCTCCAATCAGTCCAAAAGAATCATATACTCAGCAGGGAAGTAACGGCGAAACCAATCCAATCCCTTACGCATGGTTTTATAGTCAGAAACCATTTCACAACCACGGATGGTATCATACACTGCTACTGCTTCAGGGGCAAGCTCACAGGATTCACCAGAAAACGGATTGGTAATCACTTCACGCTCAGTACCAACAAAACAATCAAAGGGCAATTTCATCATTTACTCCAGGTTAACAATAGGTAGCTTCACACACCATTATAGACTCTTCCAGCAAGGAAGTCAAATCTTTGGTAGGTTTTGTGAAAATCAATTTTGCTTGAGGTGAGGTCATACTCAAGGTTTTATGGTCAGGATGCACCACTGCTGGTATACCGCTAACGTCCAAGTACCGTGCAAGGACCACATGAAAATGGTTATCCTTGCTAACGGCAAACATTGCACCAGCCTTGTAGCCGTAGCATTCTTTCCTTAACACCGCCATCCACATAAAATCTCCTAATCAATCAATACGTGTATTCTACACAAAATGGCCAGGATGGCAACCTAATACTTTAGTATTACATTAATCCGGTCAACTATATCGGCTGCCAGGTTGGCCTGAATCATTTGAATTGGTGCATGGCAGGTTATGATCCGTTGAATGTGGACAACGTTTATTACCACAGGTTGGACACAATATCATCCGTGTCATCACATATGGTATGTTGGTGTCCTCAACCAAACGACCAAGGTTGCAATTATAACAATAACATTTGTATTGGTTCATACGTAATATGATAGATTGGATTTTTTCCAGACCTCTACAGTATCCAACATGGCCTGTGCTCGGTCAATAGCACGTTGACAAGCCGTTGTTTTATCGCAATAATGGACGGCACGGCTGATATAACCCTTTTCATCTCTCTCATCATATTTGTAACATGAATCGAATATCCAAATAAACCAGTTTTTGTAATAGACCTGGTATTCTTTCAGGTGTGCATCAAATATAACTTTGGTTGTTTTGTATATTGGTTTCATGCATAGTCCCCATGTAGTCCGTATTTTACTTCCATTGTCCATGCAATAGATTCTGCTGCTTCATGGTCATAGTTTTCACGCACAAAATTGGCACAATCTTGGACAATCAACTCGGCAAATTCTTGCAATCGAACATGGCTAACACAATGCTCTATTTGTGCTTTTATAGCAATTTCTTTAAATAGTTCGTTCATTTTCTATACACCAGGCTTGAGGTTTCGGTGTTAGTGATGGGACACACATAATACATCACATCACGCCCCTGCATATCTTCTTCCACATTAAGGAATTTCACCTCAGTAGTCAAATGCTCTTCTGAACACTCACTACAAATTACTATAAACTGCTCATTCATATTCAATTCCAAACGTGTCCAATATTTGTGCACCAATCATCTTGCGGTCTGCATACTCCATGAGTCCAGCAATAAGTGAACACTCTCTCACAATCAATTCAGCAAAACGCATAATGGCCTCCTGGTCATATTGGTCCATATTAAAGAATGAACCATCAGCGGTCAGACCAGATTCATACATCAACCGGTCAAATGCCGATTCTTCCATCTTATCTTGTGTCATCTTACGTTTACTTTGAATTGAGGTCATACATCAATCTCATTGGTTGGATTATTACGATCCAGCATTATAACATATTTCCTGAAATTGTCAACCAACCATTGTCCATCATTAGGGCAGCAATAGTTTTCAGTCCCACGGCACCACACCAGGTCGGCATGGTAGTCCGTGCAATAATCTATAAACCAATCAATATCGGCAATGCCGGCATCTTCGGCAATATAAACCAGATTGGATTTTAGAAACATCATGCACCCTCATACATGGTCAGGAATTCAGAACCAACATCGAATGACACAAAATCAGTCCCTTGCATTCCCTGCTCGGAATATTCAATATCACTGGTGCCAAAGGCCACACGGACGGATTCCAAGAAAGCCGGGTCGGTGTAAATCAGGCCATCGGTGTCCACGTTCCAGGTGTCGGTGTTGAAATATACTCGCAACTCACCAAAATCATGGTTCTGGTTGCAATAAGGCACTTCATAACCAAGGCAATGTACATCCTTGACGGCGGTAGACCAAAGGCCCATACCAGAGGTCACAATTTTATCTTGGTAATGTTGCATCATTCACTCCATTAATTGTTGATATTACAGGCGCAATATTGATATTCCAATAAATCGGCCGTTTCACTGTCATACAGGTACGACAATGTTTTCCAGACCGAATCTGAAACATTATTATATTGCCGATGCCAGGTATACACGTTTTTAAACCAGCGCTCATCACCACGAGCTTCGGCATACCTTTCGGCACGTATTAGAAAATCCATCATTGAATCACCGTAATTTGTTGGTCAGCCAGACTGTACTTTTTGAACAGGAAGTTTTTGCAAGCCTCAATGGTAGGACGTGCAGCTTCTTGCTTGCCATTCATCACAGCAACCCATTTTTGACGGTCAGCACGGAAGAAAATAGTACCGTCAGCATAGACCTGTTTTTTACCTGATGCTTTTGGTGCATTGGTAACCAGAGCCTTACCTGATTGTCGAGCCATTTTCTTAGCAGGCGCCTTGGGTGCTTTCGCTACCTTGGTCTTACCT